TGGCGTGTTGTCCTCCAGCCAGTCCTCAACCTCTGCCAGGGCGGCATCCCATTCTTCATCGTCAGTCTGGCGCTTGCCGTTAAGCTCGCACCAGACCGGATCCGACCGACGCATTACGTCGGCCAGTTGGCGCATCAAATTTATTGTCGATTTGCTCATGTCAACGCATCCATTATTTTTAACGCCATTAGGATTGCGCCCCAGTAAAGCATCAGCATTATCATTAAATGTGCCGGTCGGATTGAGTCCCATACGCTGCGCTCTATTGGGCGACGCCGTCTCATGCGCCAAACCCCAATTGGAGCCCGTGACGCGCCTTGAACTCAATCTCGGCCACGATGCCACGGCGGTTTTCCAAACACAGGGCCAGAATGTCCTTTAACGCGTCGCGGTAATGGTTGGCGTCAGTATTCGCGTCATGCAATGCGTTACGCATAGCATCAATGTCATGCTCGGTCATTCGAACCACCAGCGCAGCAACATGACGGCCGCAATGGCGCAACCTACGCCAATCACTACGTCAAAAATGGTGTCGGCGTTTTGCATCCGTCGACGTTGCTTCTGATAATCGTACATTTGGATACCCTCATGCTTTCAGTTTTAATAGGTCTTGGTACTCGGATTCGACTTCAACGAGAAAATGCTTTAGCTCAAACACGTACTCGGCAATCGGCAGATCGGCGCGGTCAACCTTGACGCTGAAATAGTCCAGGTAAGCCGGCAACCGATCGTCGTAACTGACGAAGTGGGCGTATTTTGCCCCGGTCGTAAAGACGTTATGCGTGACCTGCCACACATATTTAGGTGGTACACGATTGCCTTTCAGATATTCGATATGGGTTGCCGACTTAGGACATTTGATCTCTAAGATGCCGTCGAAATCGGCAATGTCGCCATCGGTCGAGCAGCCGATCGGCATATCCTCACGCACCACAAACCCGGTCTCAGCAACCGTCAGCCCCGACTTATCAATGAATGCCTGGCGGGCCTTGGGCTCAAGATCAATGCCGCGCTGCATGTCGGCGGTCACAAAGCCGCCCTGCTCCATCGGCTTGCCGGTGATCCGCTCGACAGCGAGCTGGAGCCGGTAATCTCGTCGGGCGGCGGCTTCGCCCGACTTGATTTTGGCCATCACATCGGCAGCACGAGAGCCAGTCACCCGACCCGCTCGAGCAGCAAACCATTCGTCAGACCGCTGCTCACAATTGACGACGCGAATGGATTTCATAGCAAACCCTTTTTGATCCGATACCGCAAAATACGACGATCCTTCCGATTGGCACCCGGATGCTCAGTGAGCACCCGAATGCGGCTCTTCCAGAACTGCCTCAGGCTGTTTTGGTTAAACCTTGTCATTAGAACGGAATCTCGTCATTAAACTCATCAGCATCATCGGTGCCGGTCTTTTTGCCGGCAGCGGGTGCCGATGGTGGCGGCAGCGGGTTGATCTGCTCGGCGATCTTACGCTGCAACCACTCAGGTACCATCTCAAGCGCCTTGGGGTTAGATTCGTCTGGGTACGTAATCACGGCGCCCTCGGGCTCGACACCCTTGGTGCCTTTAGGCAGCGCCATGATCGAGGTCACGTTGGCGTAGACCTTCTCACCCGACGTTTTGTGCGTGACGTTAATCAAGCACGACTTGCCCAAGATATTGAACAAGTCAAAGCCTTTGAGCTCGGCGGGCGTAAAGTCGCGGCCACGCCAGGCAGCAAGGTGATGGCGCAGGGTCGCCTTCTCGTTAAACGACGCGGTGTAGAACCGACCGATACGGCTTGGGCCTTCCACCTTGTCGCCATTCTTGTCGGTAAACTCAACGCGCTCGGCCGGCACTTCAAAGCCCATGTAGACCTTGCGCTGCGGTGGCCCGTTCTCAAAGCCGGGCTGCAGGCCGACATCAATCAGCATGGTGCAGACGGCCAGATGAGTACCAGCGGGTACTGGCTTAAAGTCGCGGCGTTCGCCGCCCTTTTCCGAAATGATAATGCTCATGTTATTTCCTAAGTCAGATGGTTTCGTATTCGCGCCATTCGGTTTGGAACATGGCCGACTGGAGCTCCAGATCGGCTTGTTCCACGTGGAACTCAAAACAGGCGCATAGCTCTGAGTCCGTCATTGGCGGGTTGACGCTATCGTGCCAAACCGCAAATTCTTTAATTTTCATCGGGTCACCCGCCGGCGGTAGGTGGCCATCGGGCGGCGAACGACGCGGCGCTCGGCAGCCCACATAATGAGATTGCAGATGCCGCTGCCGATGCACAGCACAAAACACAGGGCGGCCATGGCGACCGTCCAAAACAGTAAGTCCATCATTCTGCATCCTCCACAACAGCCACTTCAGGGCGCTTGCCCTCGATGAGCTCGCCACCGTCCTTGCAGCGCGGGCAAAAGATTTCGTCGGCGTACAGGTCACGACCGTGCTTGTAGTAGGTCGCGCCTGGATCGTCGCCTTCCCAGTCGCAATCGGCGCAGTGCCAGTAATCGGTCAATGCCACCCAGGCGTTATCGTGACTCATTGGCCAACGCCTCCTGCTTAAGCGCGGTCAAACCGTCGCGGATCTGCCACTTGCACTCGTCAATTAACACGGCGCGCATCAGGTCGCGCAGGTCGGACATTTGGTCAAGCGTGATGTCTTTAAGCATCATTTCGATCAGGCGGTTGAGCTTTTCGCGGCGCACGTCGGTGACCAGTCGGAAACCAACAGCCAACGTGGAGACCGGATCGTGGTCATTGTCGGCCTCGTTGAGCCACGAAAACGCCTCGTCGCTGTCTAAATAACTGACGGTTGGATCAATGGCTTTGAGCGCCAGCGCCATGTCTCTTTGCTTAGGAGTCATTGTTTACCCTCGTCGTTGTTGTCGAACCGGGGTTGACTGTAAAGCGCATGGTCAAACAATGTCAAGCGGCTAGACAAAAATAAGTTAAGCCCCTAAGATCAATCCATGAACGCACAACAACTGATTGACCGATTCGGGTCTGTCACGGCGGCGGCGAAAGCGCTCGGCGTCACGCGACAGACGATCTATAACTGGCTTAAAACGGGGATTACGGAGCTGCGGCGGCTCGATATCGAGCACAAACTAGGGCTGATACACCGATCGCAGGAGTGACACGCATGGCAACCCGCATGCATGCCGTTGCAGACATACAGGAAGTCTTGCGCATCGCGTCGCAATTCCCAGTTTTTCCTTGCGACGCCAATAAACGACCATTGACGAAAAATGGTTTCTACGACGCGAGCCAGGACGAAAAGCAGATCTTTGCTTGGTGGAACGCGCACCCCGAAGCGTTGGTGGCCGTCCCAACCGGCCACAAAAGCGGCCTCGTTGTCATTGATTTAGACCCAGAGAAGGCGCAAGGAGCCGCCAATGCATGGGTACAGGATCATTCGGCTGCCCTGATGTGGACCCGGTCCCACACCACCCGGCGCGATGGTAAGCATTGGCTATTCCGTAGCCGCGAACAATACGCCAGTGGCGCCGATGTGTGGCTCGATGGCATTAAACGATCCGGTTTAGACATCCGTGGCGAGGGCGGATACATCATCTGGTGGCCGGCGCATGGCGGATCGGAAGTCGGCGATATCATTGATTTGCCGGGTGATCTTTTAGAGGATCGACGCCGGGTGGTGCTTGATACGCCATTGCCGAAAGCGAACGCCAAGTTATTGGTGTCGGATACCAATTGGGCCGCTAGCCGCGATCGGGTGCTGGAAGCGCTGCCCTACCTTGACCCCGAAGATCGGGATTTGTGGGTCAAAATCGGTCAGGCGATCCATATTGCGTCGGGCGGCAGTGATGACGGATTTAACGTCTGGCATCACTGGTCGGCCGGCAATATGCATGGGCACGATATCAGTACCTACGTTAACGAGCGCGACTGTCGTTATGCCTGGTCAAGTTTTAACCAGCGGATTGACGGCAAGACCTTGGTCACCTTGGGCACCGTGTTCGCCCTGGCGTACGCCAACGGCTTACCAAGGCAGGCCAAGGTGCCTGATCTGCCCGACGATGGCCGCTTTGCCCCGTTTGACCCAAGCGTCTACGAGGATCTGCCGCCTGAGCTCACGCCAGAAGAATGGTCGGAGCCGGCGGAACCTAAGCAAGTGGCCGTGGCCGCGCCGGGCAGCTCGATCGCTTTTGCCGACATTGAGCCGATCCTCAATTCGGCGTATCTCATTAAAGGCGTCGTACAGGCCAACAGCTTGACCATGATGGTCGGCGCCAGTGGCGACGGTAAATCGTTTTTTACGATTGACGCCATGATGGCCGTCGCCACGGGTCAGCCTTGGTATGGCCACAAGGTGAATCGGGGCTTGGTGGTTTATGTCGCCGCTGAGGGCGGTATGGGCATCAATAACCGCTTTGCGGCGGTCAAGCAGAAGCAGATCTTGACCAGTGCGCCGGTGGAGCTGGTCAAGTCGGCGGTCAACTTGATGGATCCGGTCGAGTGTGATGCCCTGGTGCAATTGGTGCGGTCGGCGGAGTCGAAGCACGGCGAGCCCTGCGCTTGCATCGTATTTGACACGTTAGCGCGGTGCATGTCGGGCGATGAGAACTCGACCGAGGACATGAATGCCGCCGTTAAGGGCGCAGACGCCATTAGGACGGCGATCGGCTGCACGGTCATAGTCGTGCACCACTACGGTAAGGACGCCAGCCGGGGCGCTCGAGGGTCGACGGTGCTCAAGGCGGCGGTGGACACCGAGATCAGCTTTGAGGTGCGCGGCGAGACCCGAGTAGCCAAGTCGACCAAGCAGCGCGACCTCGAGGGCGGCATTGAGTTTGCGTTTGAGTTGGAGACGATTTTTCTTGGGACGGACTTTGAGGGCGAGCAGGTCACCTCTTGTGTGGTGCGAAAGTTGGAAGGATTGGATATCCCGATCCCGGCCAAGAAGCCACCCAGTGGGGCCGCCCAGGTCAAATTGTACCGTCACCTGCAAGAGCTGAAGGCGGCTGGAGCGACCGGAATTTGGACGGCGGCGGAGCTGCGGAAGTTTGGGCGAGAGCTCGGAATCACCAAACAGGCGGCCCAGAACCTCCCGATTACCCTGTCTGGAAGTGGCCATTTGAAGAACGTCGGAGGGGCTTATGCACTCGTTGAGGAGTAGGTCAAAAAGGTCAAAAAAGTACATTTCTGTACTTTATTTACCCGGTCAACAGGTAAAAAAAGTCAAAACCCCCCATAGGGGGGTTGACTTTTTTGACCCGAAATTTTGACCGGAGGGTTTATGAGCCAGAAAGACCAAAAAGAGCTCGTCCGTGAAGCCATCGGGAAGGCGGATCCGAACTTGCTCCGATTCATGGATTCGGCCAAGACACGGTTCGGGGCCAAGCTGCTGAGTTACGTGATCGAGGAGAACGACAAGTGGCTTGGCGCTGGTGTGCTGACCAAGACGAAGGGCAAGCCGTGATCGGCCTTGAGGCGGAGATATTGGCGATCGTTACCGACTGTAAGGCTGTTGCGCGGACGCAACTGATTAGGCATTTTGTATTGCGCCGCAACATTTTGCCTGATGCGGTGCACAAGGCGGTTTGGCATTTGATCGTTGGCGCGGTCGTGCAGGAACTGAACGGCGAGCTGTCGTTGGTCGTGCGGCCTAAGGAACCGAGCGAGGAGCCCAAGCCGGTCAGGGTCAAGAAGCCGGCCACGCCGCCGAAGTATGACGCCGATGGCAACCGGCGCTGCTCGAGCTGCAAGGAATATCTACGCATTCACGAATTCACCAGCCACCCGACCACCCGTGACCGCCTACAACCGGCGTGTAGGTCTTGTAAGCTCGAATCCATGCGTCGGTCTAGGGCTAGCAGCCATTACGTCTTAAATCGCCTCTCAAGCGGTCTGGGGCGCTCAGGTACAGCGAAATGAGCCTTAACCGCCACAATCCCAAGCGTGACCACAACGAATTGCCCATCGTTGACGCGCTGAAGGCTGATGGATATCTCGTTTACCGGTTGGATCAGCCCGTTGACCTGCTCGTTGGTCGGCGCGGATCGCCTCGATGGGCGCTGCTCGAGGTCAAGATGCCGGGCAAGGGGCTGACCGATAAACAGATCCGATTTTGGGCAGAGACCGAAGGAACCACCCGATTTATCGTGCATGACGCCGAGGAGGCGCTCCGTGTTTGTAATGTCTGGATCGACCTTTGTGCAGACCATTGATCGTCGGGCTTTAAATCACATGGCGCCTGATGTGCGCTTGGTGCACATGCGCCTAGAGGCGTGGGCGCACTGGGCCAAAGACAGCACACCCGGCGATTGGCCCAAACGCACCATCCTAGGCCGGCTGATCGACGAAGGCCCAGGGGCCAGTCACGGCACGGCCACGGTGTCGGATATCCCCGAGGCGATCGCCGAGACTGACCGAGCGGTGGCACACTTGCCGCCCGAGGATCGCAAGGTCATTCGTGAGTTTTATTTATCGTGGGCGCCGCGTGAGCTGATCGCTCGGCGACTGCGCCTGACGCCGCGCCGATTCGACGCTATCCTCAACCGAGCTCGATGGCGCATTTGTGGATTTTTATGCGCCAGTTGATTACGTAATCAAATGTGCGTAAAAGGTCAGCATCCAAAGTTTTACCCCCGTGCGTTAGGCACTTAGCCCTTTCGAGGGCTTTTTTTACACCCTAGGAGAGCCGCAATGGCTGTCGATAAGCACCCTTCACGGCGTCCGTCGCCGCCCGTCGCGCCGCCCAAGTCTGGCCCTGGTCATCCGATGAGCCAGAAGTCGGAAGAAAAGCACGGCTCTGGCCAGCAACACGTCGCCTATGGCTTTAAGCACGAGCTGCACGTTGGCGAGGCACACAAGTCGGAGATGGCCCACCATTTTCACGACCATCACCCAAAGCATGCCAAGCATGCCGGCCATGAGCAGGCCAATGAGCCGAAAGGCCATCACATGGGCAAGGCGCACCGCCCCGGTGACGAAAAGCACGACGACGAGCCAGGCTAATGCCAGCGCCGCACAAGGGCGAGAACCTTAGCCACTTCATGGGCCGCTTTATGGGCTCAGAAGAGGCTAAGGAGTCATTCCCCAAGCGCAAGCAGCGGATCGCGGTAGCAGAAAACATGTACCGCAGCCGCAAGAAGAAATCGCGGCACGATGACGAAGCTGAGGACAAAGCGCTGATTCGGCGTGAAGTTAAGGCATCTGCACTGAAGCACAAATGATCTTAGACAAGCCTAAACCGCAGATTAAGCAGGAAGGCGTCGACATGCGCGATGGGCGCGTCGAGTGGGTAGAGGGCAATTTCAAACCACTCGGCGACCGCATGTTGGTCAAGCCGCTCAAGGTTGAACTCTCAACCACCATCGAGGCTCACTGGCGCGGTCGCACGTTGCGCGGCCAAGTCGTTGCGATTGGGCCAGGGGAATACCCGAACCGATACAACAGCGACCGCTCCAAGGTCTGGAAGTCTAAAGTGTTCCGCCCGACCGAGGTTAAGGTGGGCGATATCGTCGAGCTCGGCGGTATTGATATCGGCGGTTACGCATTCACGCGTATCATGTATCGCGGGGAAGAGCACATTCTGGCATCCGAAAAAGACGTAGCAGGTATACATGGCAGCGATGCCCGCGCCGCTTGAGCGTTACGCATATCCAAAAGGCGTATCAGGCAACCCCGGCGGTAGACCCGCTGGAGCTCGCAACCGGATCCAAGGAAATTTCCTAAACCGGTTAGCGGAAGATTTCGATAATCACGGCAAGCGGGCGATCGAGGCGGCCCGCGAAGAAGACCCAATGGGTTACGTAAAGATGATCGCATCCTTACTGCCCAAGCAGGTTGAGCCGGCCAAAGCCTTGGAAGAATTGACCGATGACCAACTCACAGCAGGAATCGACTTCTTACGAAGCCAACTTGCTGGCCGCGCTCTTGAAGGAAGCGGAGACGCGCAAGAAGCAATCACGGTTGAGGTTGTACGAACCGTACCTGAAGCAACGTGACTTCCATGCCGCAGGAGCCAGTAACCGAGAGCGGTTACTCATGGCTGCTAACCAAGTCGGCAAAACTTGGTCAGCCGGCATGGAAGTGGCCATGCACGCCACAGGACAATATCCCGATTGGTGGCAAGGCCGCCGGTGGGATCGAGCGACAACCGGCTGGGTTGCCGGCATCACCGGAGAAAGCACCCGAGACAACGTCCAGCGCATTTTGCTCGGACGGCCGGGGCAATTCGGTACCGGTGCGATACCGAAGGCGGCGATTGTTGAATACAGCAACACCCGCGGTATCGCCGACCTAGTCGACACGATCAGCGTTCGCCATGCCAGCGGCGAAATCTCCACAATTGCACTTAAATCTTACGAGAAAGGTCGTGAAAAGTGGCAGGGCGAAACGCTGGACTACGTCTGGTTTGACGAAGAGCCCGACAGCGACATTTACATTGAGGGTTTAACCCGCACCAACGCCACCAACGGCATGGTGTTTATGACCTTTACCCCGTTGCTGGGTATGTCGGATGTCGTGCGGCGCTTCATCATTGAGAAGGTGCCAGGCACATCTGTCACCACGATGACAATTGACGATGCGAGCCATTACTCGGAAGAGCAGAAGGCCGCGATCATTGCGTCGTATCCCGAGTTTGAGCGTGATGCCCGTACCAAAGGTATCCCGGCGATGGGATCTGGTCGCGTATTCCCGCTCAGTGAGGGCTCAATCAAAGTTGAGTCATTCAGCATCCCGGCCCACTGGCCGCAGCTCGGCGGTCTAGACTTTGGGTGGGATCACCCGAGCGCTGCCGTGCGCATGGCGTGGGATCGTGACGCCGATTGCTTGTATGTAATCGCCACCCATCGAGCGCGAGAGCAGACGCCGGCCATGTTTGCCGCGGCGGTCAAGCCTTGGGGCGACTGGCTGCCCTGGTCGTGGCCGCATGACGGTCTACAGCACGACAAGGGCTCAGGCGAGCAGCTCATGGCGCAATACAGGGCGCAGGGCTTAAAGATGCTCGGCGTTCGCGCCACCTTTGAAGACGGCACCAACGGCCTCGAGGCTGGCGTGCAAGAGCTGCTAGATCGGATGCAAACGGGTCGTTTTAAGGTGTTTGCACACCTGCGCGATTGGTTTGAAGAATTCAACGTGTATCACCGCAAAGAGGGGTTAATCGTTAAAGAAAACGATGACCTCATGGCCGCCACTCGCTACGCGATGATGATGCGGCGCTTTGCAACGACGAAACAAACAAAGAAACCAACGGCGATGAATTTTCAATCGCCATCACCGACAGGATGGATGGGCTAAATGTCATTAGGTCTAGGCGATATCGCCACCTCTGAACAAGACATCATCCTAGAATGTCAGGATCGCTATAAGCTGGCGAACGACAGCGAGAGCGCCAACCGCCAAGAAGCGATCGCCGATATTTCATTTGCCAATGGCGAGCAATGGCCGGTCGACATCAAGCGCGACCGCGACACCGATGCTCGGCCATGCCTGACGATCAACATCACCGATGCCATGGTGCGTCGCGTGACCAACGCCTTGCGCGAGAACCGGCCCCGAATCAAATTCCATGCCGTGGGCAATGGCGCTGACGTGCAGACGGCCAAGGTGCGCAATGGCCTTATGCGCCACATCGAGTCATCCAGCAATGCAGACTATGCCTATGACTGTGCTACCGAGTCGGCTGTCCGAGGGGGCTGGGGCTACATACGGGTTGGCAGCCGGTACGTCGACGAGCGGTCTTTTGACCAAGACCTCTGCATCGACTCTGTCCGTAACCCATTCACGGTCTACTTTGACCCGGCCAGCACTATGCCAGACGGGTCGGACGCCAGTTGGGCTGTTGTCTCCGATTTAATGCGCCGCGATGAATATCGCGTTCGTTATGGCGACATTGACCCGCTCGGCTGGCAGTATCAGGCGCAGGGCGATCGGCTCAATGACTGGGCAACCAAAGAGCAGGTGCGAGTCGCCGAATACTGGCGCGTACATCGCAAAATGGACACGCTGCACATGCTGTCCGATGGCTCGGCACAATTTGCCGACGAGCTGCCAAACGACGAGCTGCTAAAGGCCGCAGGGCTCGAGGTCGTGCGTACCCGTCGCGTCATGCGCAAGTACGTCGAATGGTATTTGCTGTCGGCGACCAAGATTCTCGACAAGCGCGAGTGGCCGGGTAAGTGGATCCCGATCATCCCGGTCTATGGCCGAGAGGTTGACCTCAACGGTCGTATCGTTCGCAAGGGCATGATCCGCGATCTACGCGATCCAGCCCGCATGTATAACTACGGCCAGACCACGATGACTGAGGTCGCTGCCTTGCAGCCCAAGGCGCCGTGGCTGATTGCCGAAGGACAGATGGAAGGCCACGAAGCGGCGTGGCGCGATGCCAATCGCAAGCCGATCGTCGCTTTACCGTACAAGCCAGTGACTGGCCCGAATGGCGAGCTCTTGCAGCCGCCCATGCGTCAGGCACCGATGGCGCCGGCTCCGGGCTTGGCGCAGTGGATTCAAGGCGCACAGTCGGACTTTCTGGCTGTCGCTGGTATGCCGAGCGAGCCGGGTCAGGATGCCCAGGGCGAGGTCGTTAGCGGTATTGCCATTCGGCGCCGCCAAGGCATCAGCGACATTTCACATTTTGATTTCGCTGACAACCTGACCCGGTCGCTCAGGCACATTGGAAACATCGTCAGCGACTTGATCCCGCACTTCTACGATACGCAGCGCATCCAGCGCATCATCGGCGAGGACGGCGCACCCGACACCACGACGATCAATGAAAAGGTGCGCGACCCGATCAGTCAGGCCATCACCAAGGTCAAAAATGACATGACCGGCGGCTTGTACGATACGGTCGTGGACACCGGCCCTGGCTATCAGACCAAGCGCGAAGAAGCCGCAGAAGCCATGCTTGAGCTGCTGACGACGCCGCTTGGCGAGATGACGGCCAAAGTAGCGGGTGACGTAGTCGTCCGCTCTATGGACTTCCCAGAGGCTGACACCATTGCCGATCGCATGGCCGCCATGATTCCGGGCGCGCAGATCGACAAGGACAGCGACATCCCGCCGAAGGCGCAGATGATGATTAAGGGGCTACAGCAGCAGCTCCAGCAGATGCAGCAATCGCATATGGCGTTGGAGCTCGAGCTTAAGACCAAGTCTAGCTTGGAGCAGATGAAGCAGCAGAGCGAGACGCAGCGCTTGCAGATGCGCGAACAGGCCGAGACTGAGCGCACGGCAATGGAGCTAAAGGTGCGTCGTGAAGACGCAATGACCAAGGCGCGCACGGCCATGCTTGATACGCATACCAAGGCGGTGACGGCGCACGACGTGGCCGAGATCCACGCCGCTACGCAGTTGCTTAATACCCATGCCGAAGCCGAGCACAACCGGCGCGCGGCCAGAGAATTGGAAAATTCCGCAGAACTTGCGGAAAAAAGACCTATTTAATCAATTATTGCGTTTCCCGCGGTCTGGCAGACCACAGGAACGGTGACGATCGCCCCGCACTCAGCGGTCTCTGAGGGTTTAATCGTGGGATGACCATGGCAATTACGACAGTGACGAACGCGAATCTCGCGGATTATGTGACGGAACGGAATCAGAGCGTCAACATTCAGAACAATGAACAGTTGATCGCTGCGGTCGAAAAGACTGGTAAAAATGCTGACCCTATTGTGGCAACTGGTACGGAAACGTCACCAGAAGCCCCACCAGAGCCACAGACCGAATCCGAAACAAGCAAGAAAGGCGATAAGAAGGACGTTCAGACTCGCATCAATGAACTGACTCGGGCTCGTAAAGAGGCTGAGGAGTTTGCTGAGGACGAGTACAACGCCAAATTACGCGCCGAGCGCAGGATTGGCGAATTAGAAGCGCAGTTAGATGCGCTGAAGTCAAGCGAACCACAGCAGCAGCCGAAGGCGGACGTTCTAAAAGAACCAAACCCGGCTGATTTTCAGGATATTGGTGCATTCGCAAAAGCACTGACCGAGTACACGCGCAAATTTGCTGAACAGCAAATTGCTCAGGCACGGGAAGAAGAGCGCAACCGAGTCGTGATGGAGCGTCAAAACGAGCTGATGAAGGCTCGAGTTGAGGCTGCTAAGACCGAATTTGATGATTTTGAAGAAGTCATTGAGTCGGCCGATCGGGTGAAGCTCGCCGTCCCGGCGCACGTACAGGCAGCGATCATGGAGTCCGATTTCGGGCCTCATATTGCGTACCACCTCGCCAAGAATCCTGAAGATCAGGCGCGAATCTTTAAGCTTCCCGCCGCCAAAGCACTGCTCGAGCTTGGCAAGATTGAGACATCGTTTGAGAAATCGGCCAAAACGGATGCAGCAGCACCCGCCAAGGCCAAACCCACCATTGAAACCACACGCGCACCCGCGCCGGTTGCTTCAATTCGGGGATCTGAGGGCAACGTCGCCACCAACTCACGCGAAGCGTTGAGTTTTAACGACTACAAGCGCCTACGGATCCAAGAATTGCGGTCAAAACGGCGTTAAGCGCTTAGGAGACTTCTGTGTCGAATAACCTTCTGACTATCAGTCAGATCACCAACGAGGGCCTGATGGTTCTCGAGAACGATCTGTGCTTTGCCGATCACGTCAACCGTCAATATGCTGACCAGTTCGCCCTGTCGGGCGCGAAAGTCGGCTATACGGTCAACGTGCGTAAGCCACCACGCTATATCGGTGTGACTGGCCCCGCCTTGGCTGTTGAAGATACGAACGAAACGTATATTCCAGTCACCCTTAGCACGCAGTTCCACGTCGACGTGCAGTTCACGACTGCCGACTTGGCGACCAGCGTCGACATGTTCAAAGAGCGCGTTATCAACCCGGCCGTGGCTGCGGTGGCTAACAAGATCGACCGTGACGGTGCGGTCTACGCTTACCAGAACATTCCAAACGCGGTTGGTACGCCGGGTACGCCGCCGGCGTCGTTCCTGTCGTTCACCCTTGCGGGCGCGATCCTCGATGGCGAAGCCGCTCCTCGCGATGGCGAGCGCGTCGTAATCCTTGATCCGTTCAGCATGGCCTACGCTCAGGACTCCGTGAAGGGTCTTTTCAATCCGCAGGCGCAGATCAGCGAGCAGATTGAGAAGGGCCTCGTTGCGAAGAACTTTGCCGGCTTTGACTGGTACATGGATCAGAACGTGGTCAGCTACACGGTTGGCGCACAGGGCGGTACGCCGACCCTCGCAAACAACACCTCGAGCTGCTGGCTTGCGTCGGGTTGGTCGGCTTCTGGCCTCATCAACTCAACCGGCTGGACTTCATCGGCTGCTCCGCGTCTTACCGTTGGCGACATCATCACCGTCACCGGTGTGTACTCGGCCAACCCGCAGAACCGCGGCGCCTACGGCTCCAACCGTCAGCGTCAGTTCGTGGTCATCCCGCCAACGGCTACGCCGACCAATGGCACGTACAACTCGACGACGGGCGTTTACTCGTCCAAGTCGGACGGCACGTTGGACTTCTACGTGAAGAACGTCGGTATCTACGGTGGTCAGTTCCAAAACATCACGGCGCAGCCAACCAGCAACGCCGCGATCCAAGTCTGGGGCTCGGCGTCGGGCGCTTACGCCGGCACCGTGTCGCCGCAGAGCATTGCGATGCACCGCGATTGCTTGGCCTTGGCTTTCGCCGATCTGGATCTCCCAGGCGGTGTGGACATGGCGGCCCGTGCGGTGGACGAAGAGGCTGGTATCAACTTCCGCGTTGTTCGTCAGTACACGATCAACAACGACGCGTTGCCAACCCGCTTTGACGTTCTGTACGGCTGGGCAGGTCTCTATCCTGAGCTCGGCGTCAAGATCGCAGGCTAATCGTTGGGGAGCCCTACGGGGCTCTCCTCCTTCCTTTTTTTGAGGTAATGACTCATGGCAAATCCCGGCCCGGCGAGTATCGCCACCGTTAATACCCAGTCGCCGCGATCGACTTTGTCGTCGATCCAGACGATTGCGGTTTCTATCACCCCAACCCAGATTGCGACGGCCTCGTCAGTTGAGCAATCGTATGGTTCAGCAGGCGCAACGTATGCGACCGCGGCGACCGGCATCCTTGCCGGCGACGTGATCCTTGCGATCAGCCCGCCGAGCACTGCGGCTAGCTGTGCCATTGGCGGCTTCCGTAATGACCTGACGACGAACGATAAGTTCTACATCGACTGGGTCACGTCGGCCTCAACGATCACGCCTCCTTCGGGCACCTACCTTGTGACTGTTGGACGCTTCATCCCAAGCGTCACGACCACGCCGGGTACGGTCTCGTCGTTGCCGTCTTCGTTGACCAGCAACTAACAGGGCGGGGCGGTGTAACAGCCGCCCAGTTCTAGGAGCAATTCATGGCTGGAAAATCAAACGTCTCGCTCGGCAATTTGGCGCTCGATACCATGCTTTCGGTATCGGCGACTTACCCGACTCTTTCCGGTGGCGCGTCGGCAACGACCACGCTCACGGTTCCTGGCGTGCAGCTGTACGACATGGTTTCGTGGAACATGTACGCACCGCCGGCGCACTTGGTTCTCGATAATATGTATGTCTCGGCTGCTAACACGCTGACGATCCTTTGGGGAACGGATTCGACCGGTCTGGGCACCGGCGGCTCGGTTACGTTGCTCTTGGGCGTGACTCGCGTGGCTGAAGCGAATCTGGGCCTGTCTCAGCTTCCATCGGCTCTGGTGTAATCACCTCCCCGGCGCCACTGGCCGGGGATTTCTACTGAGGTTTGAATGGCCGCTATCAGCACGTCAGCCCTAGACATCATTACGGGCGCTCTGCGGAACATCAACGCATTGGAAGCCGGCGAAACGCCGGGTGCGTCTGATACGGCCGATGCTCTCCAAGTCTTAAACGACATGGTCGAAGCATGGTCGATTGACAAGCTTATGGTGTACTCGTCGGTTGAAAACATCCTGACGTTTACGCCAGGGCAATATCAATACACTGTCGGCAACCCTGTCGGCGGTACGTTTACGGGTACGCTGGTGTCGGGCTCGCCGACTATCTCAGGCGTGACCATCCCGTCTAACTTAGTGGCCGGCGGCGTGTTGACTGACGTACAAGCCGCCATTCCCGCTGGCACCACGATCTTGTCAATCGGCACCAACACGGTGACCATGTCGGCCAACGCCACCCAGACGGTAGCCGCTGCCGAAACGATCACCTACACGGTTCCCGGTAATTTCCCGATCGCACGTCCGTTGCGGATCACCAATGCGTTTACGCGCATCACCTCGAGCGGCAATACGGGCCTCGATTACCCAATTGAGATCGTAAACCGCGACAAATACACCTCCATTGGCTTAAAGGGCTTAAATGGCCCGTGGCCAATCCTGTGCTATTACGATCCGACTTACCCGATCGGTAACCTGTATTTCTACCCCAATCCGTCACAGGCCGGTGTATTGCACCTCTGGACGGATACGATCCTGAGCGACTTCTCCAACGTCAACCAAGCTATCAATCTGCCGCAGGGCTACGCTCGCGCATTGAAAAAGAACTTGGCGGTGGAGCTCGCGCCCGAATACGGCAAGACCGCCGGTGCGTTGCTCGTCAAGCAAGCGCACGAAAGCAAGATGGCGATTCGCAACTTGAATAGTGAGCCGACCGTCACGGCGTTTTACGACAGCGACCTTGTGCGGTCTAACCGGCGTGATGCCGGCTGGATCATGCACGGCGGCTTCCGGTAACTGAGGACAGCATGGCAACAACGAACGCATTCTTACCGCAACAGCAAACCGCAAGGATTTCTGTCGGCGTCACCTCAGCCAATGCGTTGGTGTTTCAGCCTGGCGCGGGTTATCCCGGCACGGGCTACCAGGTGCGACTGTACAACTACGGTTCCAACATCACCTATGTCGCCTTTGGCCCAGACTCTAGCGTGACGGCAACCACCAACTCGCTACCGTTGGCGCCGAATAGCATTGAGGTCTTTGCGGTGCCGTTCAACACGGCGTATATCGCAACGATCGGCACGGCGACGGGCAATATGCTGTTTATGACCGCCGGCGAGGGGCTCTAAGATGGCCATTCGTTGGATAGGCGGCGCAGGCGGCGGCGGCCCTGCTGGCCCCACAGGCCCAACTGGCCCCACTGGGCCGACCGGCTCGACCGGTACTCAAGGCTCCTCGACCTCGCTGTTTAAGTACACGGCCAATGCCACCGCAACGAGTGGCTATCCCGGCGATGGCTACATCCTCTGGAATAACGCCACGCAAGTTAGCGCGACCAATCTCAACGTCTCACATCTGACCGCTGACGCGCTGTCCATTGACGTATTTCTGACGTTTCTTAAAAAGTCAGAAGTCATCATTGTGCAAGATCAGAGCAACAGCAATAACTATCAAGAATGGCTGCTGACGGCTGACGCGACTAACGTCAACCCCGGCGCAGCCAACGGGTATTGGAACGTCCCCGTCTCGCTGATCTCCTCGGGCGGCACCGGCACGACCAACTTTCCCAACAACCAGTCCATCTTTTTGGCCGTGGTGTCGGGCGTCGTTGGCCCCACCGGCCCGACAGGCCCGACAGGCCCCACCGGCTCAACGGGCTCCACAGGCGCTACAGGCCCAACGGGCAGCACCGGTGCTACTGGCCCAAATTCTATTGCAATCGGCACCACGACCGTCACAGGCGGCACGACAGGCCGTGTTTTGTATGATAATGCGGGCGTCGCGGGTGAATACCCAACATCGGGTGCGAATAGCGTCGTATTGCGTGACGCCAATCAAAACGTCAGCGCTAACTCAATTTATGTAAACGCCACCAGCGTGGCGGCGTCTGGCACCACCATTAACATGACGGCGGCATCAAGCCCCGCTTATGTGGTGACGGGCTCTGGCGGGCAAACGATTGTGCTGCCTGACGCCACGACGTTGCCATTGGGCGCAATCTTCACGTTCAACAACAACCAATCCAGCGGCGCAATTACCGTTCAGATATTTGGCGGCGGTTCGACGGTTTCGACGGTTCAATCTGGATCGTTCGTTGAAATCGTGCTGCTTGCCAATGGCACATCTGCCGGCACATGGGATCCGCACTATTTCGTGCCCGCCAATGCGTCTTGGTCAACGAACACGCTATCGTGGGCGGGCTCGATCACCAACACAACGTGGAACGGCGCTGTCGTTGGCGTTTTATATGGCGGCACGGGTACGACAACGGCCACCGGTACTGCCGGCAGCGTGGTGCTGTCCAACTCGCCAACGCTAGTCACGCCAAACATCGGCGCAGCGACTGGCACGTCGTTGGCGCTGTCATCGGCCACCGGCCTGACGTTGGGTGGCTCGGTGTTGGCTAAAACCAATACGCTGCTGTTCACTTTGCTGTCCTATTACATTGCGCCAAGCAGCACGGCGACAACCATCAGCGTGACTGGCGCATCATGGACGAGCGGCGTCGCTACGTTGACGTTCTCGGCCATCACGACCAAGTTGCCGATTGGCGCGGTCATTACCATCACCGGCATTACGCCATCCGGTTACAACGTCTCAAACGTCCAAGTAACGGCATCAACCACGACGAGCGTGTCCTACGCTCTCGCAAGCAATCCCGGCGCGTATTCAAGCGGTGGAAGCATCGGCAACGGCACGACATACACGCCCAGCAGCGGCGCGGTTGTTGCCGACGTATTGGTATGCGGATCGGGAGGTGGTGGCGGCGGCGGTGTTGTCAACGCAACGGCTGTCTCGGGCGGTGCAGGTGGTGGCGGCGGCGCTTCTGCTGGTCGCCGTTACCGGCTGACTGAAATTGGCGGCAGCGCGGCTATTACGGTAGGCGTGGGCGGCACTGCAGGCGGCGTTGGCGTTGCCGGTGGCGCGGGGTCATTATCCAGTTTTGTGCCGACCACCTCATTAGGAAACGGCATTTCAGGATATGGCGGTGGTGGCGGATATTTTGGCGGCGTCAGCACTAGCACGGGCGGCGGTGGCGCCGGTGGAAACAGTTTTGGAAACGGCGCAAGCGGCACCATTTCAGCGGGTGGTTCAGCGTCAAGCGGTAGTTCTGCCGGCGGATTTGCGGCTAACGGCTCCACTCTCAGTAGCGGATATACTTTCGGTGGGGCAGGTGGAAGCGGCGGTGGTGGCGGCTCAACGACGGCAGGATTTAGCGGTGGCGCGCAAGCAGCCGGTGGGGCATCTGGCGGTGGATCGGGCGGCGCAAATAGCCCCTCCTCAAGTGGCGCGGGTGGACAGGTAGGCGGGGGTCAAGCGTTTGGCGGTGGAAGCGGAAACAATGGCAACTCCACCGGAGCCGGCACAGGTTCAAACGGATTGTTCAATCCAATCATGCAAGCATGGGGCGCGAGTGGCGGCGGTGGCACAACCACACTCACGGCAGGATCCGGTGGTCATGGCGCAAACGGCAGCGGTGGCGGTGGCGGCGGTTCAGCAACAACTGGCTCAGCCGGGACCGGTGGTAAAGGTGGCGACGGATTCGTTTCTATCGTGGAGTATTTCTAATGACTCGTTTTGCCATGATTATTCCCGATAACATCGTGGTCGGCGTCATCGCGTCAATGGAAACGCCGCCGTTCTGGACACCTCAGTATCAAGCATACGATGTTGACGGCAATGCAATTGGCGATCCACAGCCGACAACTCCGGTTTATGACACCGACCCACCCACGGCACAGCCGGGGTTTATTTACAATCCCGCTGATGGCACATTCAGTCCACCGGCAGCGGCACAATCAACCGGGCTGTTCTCGCGGATTCTGTCCGCGCTCA